TCTTCATCAAGCGGAGGAAATACAAGCACAAATGCGGTAATATCCGTTGTGCTTGAAAGGTCAAGTCCACCGTAACAAACCCGTCCGCAGAGGTTATTTTCATCGACTGCAAAGGAACATTTATCCCATTTGTCCATCGGCATCCAACGAACAGCCTGCTTAACCCACTGATTAAGTCTTAGCTGTCGAAACGAGTTCTCTTCACTCGGATTTTGCTTTGCTGATTCGCAAGCGGTTTTAACTTTATCCATTCCGATAGTTTCACCCAGAGATGGATTGCATTTTTTCCAGACCTTCGGACTTGTCCAGTCCTCGTTATCATCAGCACCGAAAATGACAGGATAGAATGTAGGGTCGATTTTTCGCCCGTCAATGATATCCTGCGCCTTTTGATGAACCTCATAGCAGATTGAATGTGTATCTGTGCCGGCAGTTGTGATCAGAAAAAAGAGCGGCTGCATTCTCGCATCACCGCTACCCTTTGTAAGGACATCATAAAGTTTTCTGTTCGGCTGACTGTGCAGCTCATCAAACACAACACCGTGAACATTAAAGCCGTGCTTGCTGTATGCCTCGGCGGATAGCACCTGATAAAAGCTGTTTGTAGGTTCGTAAATCAGCCTTTTCTGTGATGCAAGTATCTTTACTCTTTTGTTCAGAGCCGGACACATTCGCACCATATCGGCGGCAACATCAAAAACGATTGACGCCTGTTGTCTGTCAGCAGCCGCACCGTAAACCTCGGCTCGCTGTTCACCGTCACCGCAGGTGAGCAGAAGTGCAACAGCCGCAGCTAATTCAGACTTGCCGTTCTTTTTCGGAATCTCAATATATGCAGTGTTGAACTGCCTATATCCGTTAGGCTTTAAAATGCCGAAAAGGTCACGAATAATCTGCTCCTGCCAGTCCATAAGCTCAAACCGTTTACCCGCCCAAGTGCCTTTGGTGTGGCACAGACTTTCGATAAAGGCAACGGCAAAGTCAGCGTATTCCTTATCGTAATAGCTGTCCTTTGCTTTAAATTTTGTCGGCTTATAATTTTTAAGTTTTCTCAAAATCTCACCTCCGATAGGGCATAAGAAAAGCACCGATTATTTCTAACCGATGCTTGGAGATTATATTTTGTAATTTATTGATAAAATAGGAATTTTAAATGTATGTAAGAATATTATTAAATTCTTCCCTTATGATAATACCAAAGTAAATGATCGAATCCATTTCTACTTATCTCAATGCCACATAATTCTCTGATTTTATCAACAGCTTTTCTATATTGTTTATAATCATCTAAAGAATAGTTTTGATCAATTTGATAATAATCCAAATACATTGGAAGAACAGCTTTGAGAATGCTATCATAAATTGAATAATTATCTTGGTATTCTGTACCCTCAAAAATATAAAAACAAGCGTAATGACAGAATTTACTTGCAAATGATATATTATGTCTCGCTCTATTTTGTGCAGAAGTGATTTTTGAAATCTCTTGTACCAATAACATATCCTTATAATCTGGATTTTTTAGACACTCAATTAATTCAGATCTGTCAAATTCTTGTATTCTTTTGGTTATTTCAAACCTACCTATTCCATCGGCATTCAAATGAGTACTATTTTCTCTATCAACAGATTCAACTGCACTCTTAATAATATCTTCATATGAATAATCAGCCGATAAATCACAAGGCGTCAATATATATTTTAATTGTGTCATCCAATATGCAGTAGAGCCACCATACTTAATAGTATTATTTCTCGAATATACTGGTTTTGCATTTTTATCGGAGGAGTGTATATAGGCAGAATCATTACGAATCATTGCTTCAACAATAGCAACATTATCTCGAGTTAATTTCACCAATGTCTTATCCTTATATATTACTTCTTCAAACATTTTGCTTTTTGCAAGTTCCAATTCCTCTTGAATTATGTTTCTCACAATATCTCCTTGATAAAATCTTAATCTAATATATCTGACCATATTTTACATTATTATACAAAAATTCCTTCAAAAAATCAACAATCAAATTTCGCACTATGAATTGTATCAAGAATTTTCTCCTGCTCCGTTTCATCTA